ATATCCTCATTTCCAAGGTCGAAATGTTGAGCTGAATATGATGTAACTGCTGTAGAGCCAGTTGGGTCTGTATAAACGCCAGGCTCATCCCATGCTGTTGTTGAAGTGGCATAATTCCAGTTAGAATAGCCTGTAATTAATGGGTTTCCAACTTGCTTTACAAGGTAGTTTTCTTTTCCAAGGTCATAACCCCTACCTTCATCCCAATCTTTGTTTAATGGGAAGCAAATAAGGTCAAATGATGCCGCTATGTTCTTATTTAGAACATCAAATTCATACTCTGACTCTAAAACTTTATCCTTTGGGATAGCGTTTTTCATCTTTAGTTTATATGTAATTGTCAGCCCTGTATTTATATCTACATTGGCTATTTTGCTTTGTAAATCAGTAAGGTCAAAATGAACTATAAATCTACTGTAAGAATTTCTCTTTTCTGGAGCCGTATCAGTTCCACCTCCACCATAAAATAAATCCGTAACAGCATTTTGTCCAGCGTTAAAGTTTCTGTAAACACCAGAAGCAATGGAATTATTTTTTGTCGGATATATTCTTAAAATTCCCATGTTTTATTTTTTTTAACTTGTTTAAAATTCTTTCATTATACTTAATCCTAATTAATTCTATTTTATTAAGTACACAAAATTCATTTTTTATATTATCTCTATAAATAGTTGAATTATATCCATTTTCACCACCAAATCTTTTAATTGGAGTAAAATGTTGCTTCCCATCATATTCAATACAGATATTATATTCTGGCAAATAAAAATCAAACTTTAATTTTCTTCCAGTTTTACTATTTAAGCAGCTTTTAAAAGTTTTTTGTTTAATAAATTTAAGATTATTATTTATTAAAAAGTTAGCTATAATTCTCTCCCCTTTTGATTCTTTACAACTTGGACACCCTTGTTTTTGGTTTAGGTGATCATCGGAAGATTGAAAAAACACACCATGTTCAAAGCAGGTTATTTTTAATTTTTCTGTATTATTTAAAACATATTCTATTTTTGAATAATCGTATTTTTCTCCATGAATTTCTACTGCTCTTTTTATAAAACTTTCTTTTGTGATTTTAGCTTTATTGCTGCAAGATGGGCAGCCATGTTTAGCCAAATGACTATTGGGGGTTTGTTCAAAAGGACCATGTTTTTTACAAATAATTTGTATTTTACAATAACTACTTTTATAATCAACTAAAGAATAATCATATTTATTACCATGAATTTCAACAGATTTTTTTATAAAACTATCTAATGATGAAACAATCTTACCAGAGCATTTTATGCACTTTTGTCCAGATAGATGCTTATATGGTTTCTGCGTAAACTCGCCATGTTCTGGGCATATTATTATCACTTTTGTATGAGAATTTTTATATTCGACTAGGGAGTAATTATAAATATTACTATGTATATCTTTAGCTCTTTTAATAAATTCTATATTTGTTAATTTTTTCATTTATTATAAATATTCAGCAAAAAACCTTTTTTGTTTTTATATAGATAAATAGTCTTCTAGGTCTTTATTTTTTTTGGCCATCTATTTATATTTAAATTAACAATTAAGTATGGCTATAGGCATAAAATTTCCGTTTTCAGAGTCTTTTGAGGGTGGAATTTACAGATATACAAAAACGACTCCAGAAAAGGTTAGAACTAACCTTATTGCACTTCTTACGCTAAAAAGGAGACAAAGGCCTATGCATAACAGTCTATATTCACCCCTATATGACTATATTTTCGAGCCATGGGATGAAATATCTGCAGATAAATTAAAATCTGATTTGCTAGATAAAATAATAACTTTTATACCAGAAATTACAACTCAAGATGTGATATTTAGCTTTGATGAATCTACAAATGTATTAACTACAAAAATAGTGTACTCAATAATAGAAATGGCAGGACTAACAGATTTTGTAGAAATAGACGTTCAAATTTTACCACCACTTTAAAAATATAAAAAATGGCAACTCAAAATGTACAAGTAAATTATTTAAGTAGAGATTATGCTACAATCAGACAAGATTTGATTAACTACTTAAAAGCCTTTTTTCCAGAACAATGGCAAGATTTTAATGTGTCATCTCCTGGTATGGCCTTATTAGAGCTTAATGCCTATGTTGGAGATTTATTATCATATGTGGCTGATAAAAAATTCAACGAATTATTTCTTGACGGTATTTCAGAAAGAAAATCGGCTTATAGATTAGCAAAAACATTAGGCTATCAAGTTCCTGGTGTTAGGCCAGCCATTACATTAGCTGATGTCACAATTGAAGTTCCTGTTACTGCAAATGGACCAGACCCAGATTATCTTCCAATTTTTAGACCAGGCGTTCAAATTAAAGGTGCAGGCCAAGTATTTGAAACAATATCTGAAATAGATTTTTCTAGAGACTTTAGTGAGTCTGGTATTGCAAATAGAATAATACAGCCCATTTTAAATGGAAATCAAGATTTGATTAGATATCGTATTATTAAACGTGAAAAAATAAAAGCTGGAGCAACAAAAATATTTAAAAGAGAAGTTACAGCAGAAGAATCTGGACCGTTTTATCAATTGACTCTTCCAGAAAATAATGTATTAGAAATAGTAAGTGTTATAATATTTCAATCTTTAGGGATGAATAGAAATCCAACATATCAAGAATTTAATGATTTCAATATCAAATTCTGGGAAGTAGATTTTCTTCCCACTGATAAGATATTTATGGATACTGGTATATCTCCAGTAGATTCTTCTTATAGAATAGGGGAATATGTAGAAGTTGAAAAAAGATTTATAAAAGAATTTTTAACAGATGGTTCTTGTAAAATTACATTCGGAGGAGGAACTGGAGATTATGATGCTTATTCTGATTTCTTTGACCAATTATCAGGTGAAGATTGCCCATCTAACGATATTACTATTAATAAAATATTAAACAACACTGCTCTTGGTGTTATGGTTCCACCAAATTCTACAATATTCGTAAAATATAGAGTTGGAGGAGGAACATTAAGTAATGTTGGAGCAAATACATTGAATGATGTTTCTAGTATTGATGCTTCTATAAATGGCCCAAATGCAGCACAGAACCAAAGAGTTTTAGCTTCAGCACGAGCGAACAATCCAGTTCCAGCTATTGGAGGAGTTGGACTTCCAACTATTGATGAAATTAGAAATAACATTGCAGCAAACTTCGCAAGTCAAATGCGTGCCGTAACTCTTGGAGATTATATTTCAAGAGCATATCAAATGCCAGGAAAGTTTGGAGCGCCTTTTAAAGTTCATGGAGAGGTACAAGACAATAAAGTTAAATTATACATTTTATCAAGAGCTGCAGATGGAACTCTTATTTCAAATTCTACAAGTGATATAAAAAATAACTTAGCTACCTTTTTAGTTCCATTTAGAATGATTAATGATTATATTGAAATAAATGATGGAAAGGTTGTAAATCTTCAAGTTGAAGCTGATTTGTTTGTAAATAAAGATTTTAATCTAAATGAAATAAAATCAAATGCAATATCTGCTATACAGAGTTTTCTTGATATAGAGAAATGGGAAATGAATCAAAATATTTATGTATCACAACTTACGGATATTTTAAGAGAAGTTCCAGGTGTAATAAACGTTGTTGATATTAGGTTTTATAATATGGAAGCTGGAGGATATTCTAGCACTTTAATTTCTCAGGCAGTTGGGAATAAAAATATTATAGTAGAAACTGGTGGATTTAGAACTCAAATTGACTTTATTGATAATACAATTTTTGGAACACCACTATCTCTTTTTGAAGTGAAATTTCCAAGCAAAGATATATTGATAAGAGTTGCTTAATTTAAATTATGCTTAGAGAAGAAATATTATATAAAAAATCAAGAACTGGCACAACTATATTTTCTTTTGCGCCAAATCAAACGCCAGAAACAGTTCCGCAACTGCAAGAACTTGCGTATTTGGTATTTAATAATTATAATCAGCCAATATACTTTTCTACATATAATGGAAAAGAAATATGGAAATTAAATAGCGTATATAACTATCAATTAAATACGCTTCTTGAGTCTTCTACAAATAACTTTGTAACTGGATATAGCGTTACTCAGACGATTAATAAAACATTATCAGATAGCGAAAAAGAAACTATTAAACAAAGATTTAATAATAGTGTAACATCTACTATTACTGCACAAACTCAAATACCACTAAGTTATCAAACTTATGTTTTCTTTGAGCAAAAAGAAATAGATGATATGTTTGCAAATATTAAATTAAGCAGAACATATGAAACGCTAGATACATTAAAAATTTATAATACACCCATAAATAGCATACCGCAACAAGAAGCTAAAACTGGAATTTTATTTGGAAAATTAGAAGCTATACAATTACTAAAAGATGACGAAGGAAATTCTATTAGAATACCATTAGCTAATGTTCCAATAGGAATTTTTAATCCAAGCGAAGAATTTCCTACCCCAAGCTCATTAGATGAAAATGGGGATAGGTTTTATATGAATTTAAGTGGAGTATCTAGTTCAAATATTTACTTCAGCCCATCAACAGGACCATCATCAACAGTTCCTATTGCATACTCTGAAGACCAAAAATTTTTGAGGTCTAATTCAGATTTATTGTCTCTTCCAGATAAATTTAAGTTTGTAACAATAACAAATGAAAATGGAGAGTTTGTTATTTATAATGCTCCAGTAGGAAATCAAACAGTTGTATTTGAAGTGGATTTATTTAAACAAGGTCTTTCTAAAGATGAAATAATACTAAATAATTTTCCATTCCCGCCTAGTGATAATGCAAACATTGGAGAGTTTCCTTGTTATTATTACAATCAAGTTCCAGTAGATATTGTTCCAGCATGGGGGACAGTGCAGACTGGATATACTGAATTGGATATTACTGTTAATTTAGATTTAAGAAAATGGACTACATATATGTTTGCTCCAGCTGCATATGGTAAAGAAAAATTAGAATCAACAACCGCTAAAAACGCAGCAAATACTCTTAAGATACAAATTAGAGATATGACAAATGCGGGATTTGGTATAAAAGATTTAGAAGTTGTTCAAATATCAGATGACCTTGATAGAGATAACGAATCTCAATATTCGTGGTATAATGAATTTGGATTAAAGAAAACTCAATTACAATATTCAAAATTTGGATGTCATGTTCTTAAGTTGCCAGCAAATATGTATGACCCAAATGGCTTTAAAACCAATGTTTATGGTGTTCCTACAGCACAAAAAGGAGTTTGGTTATCAGCATATCAATTTAGAGTTTTCGTAAATAAAACAATAGGATATAGAGATACTGGAGCATTTAAAAAAGGAACAGCGCAACTTCAAAGTCATTATGGATTGAGTTATTCTAATACGAATACAAATTTTGGAATTAACAATGATAATTCAGCTATTGGTCAATTCCCATATGAAAAGCCATGGTCTATTTCATATCCAGAACCATATAATATACCTGCAATGCCAGTCAAACAAAGATATGGATATCAAACCGATAGAACATATAATAGCACTCCATATCCAATAGAGGAGCCTAGATATTCAGATGGAGACTTAGTTGGTTCTCCAACTGATGCTTCTGCTATTATTGGAGACACTCCTGTTGGTGGATTTGGTTTACAAGAATTTAATGGCACTAGATTTCAAAATAGAATTGCTTTCGTGGCATCAAAAACATATATGTATAAATATGAAAGAAATGTTTCTTGGAAAGAAAAATACGCAAATGGATATGAACCATATTGGACAGGAACTGGGCCTGGTGGAACTGGACTTGGACCATGGGCAACAAATGTAAATGGAACACATCCTCTATTAGCAGGAATGTCATCTGTTTTGAATGGAGAAAAATATCAAAGAGTAGAATGTGGTTATGGATATTTTATGAAATATTCTGATTGGCCTCTTATATATACATGGCCATGGGTATGGGATACTTATTTCACTACACCTCCAAATCCACAACCAAATTATGCAGGAGGCTCAAACGGATTTGGGTTTAATATAATAGAACGTTATGCTAATGTATATAATTTAGACGACCAAAATTTTGCTCTTGCGCTTAATAATCCAGAAGATAACAAGGCACGTTTAGACGGAATAGATATTTATAGAATAGTTAATTCAGGATATGACAACATTGGAACTCCAGAAAACTTTAGAATACCTACTTTTGCTAAATTAAAATTCGGACCAAGCGCTAATAGGTTATTTGCATTACAAGTATGGAATTCTGGAGATATTACCGTAGAAATATCTCAACAATTTAATGATGCAATTATGGTTGGAGGTAATAGCATAAATTATAATGGACCAGTTGGAAATGAAGGATATAAATTTAAATTAGAACCAGGCGCTTATTTCGTCATACAAAAACCTACAGTAACAAATCCAAAAACAGCCGTAGAACATACTGAACTTACATTTCCAGGAAATTCAAGCTATAATATCAATACAAATAAATATGAAAATGTAAAATATAGCTTAAGAATAGTAGTTGATGGAAATCTTGATTCTCCTGGTCAATATGGATATTGGAGTGGAAATGATGCAGCTTCTGGTGGAATTAGCCCTCTTGTTTGGAATACAGCAGCAACTGCCAATGCTGATAATAGTAAGTGGAAAATAGTGTCACAGCCTTACGTTGGAAATACTGTGAATGGTATTACTGATGATGGATGTTCAGACAAAAAGAAAGATGATAGAATTTTCCATGTATATATTGCTAATAACTAATTTAAATGGATGAAAAGAAAAAAATATTATTAGGTGAAAAAGATATTATTGCTAAAAACAATGAAGATATTTTTATTAACCTAAATCTAAATACAACTTTTTCTGAAATTAGAAAAGATAGATTTGATAATGTTTTTGATGTATCTAAACAATTTGATAGAGAAAGAAACGCATCCAGAGATTTTAGAATTTATGGAACTGTTGATTCTATCACTTCTAATTCTGATGCTCTTGATATATATTTATTTTCTGCTTTTACAGATTTTGTTGATTTATTCCAAGCGTCAAAAACTTCCTCTTTAGTTTATAGTGAAGTAAATGCTTTTGGAAAAAAAAGAGGAAAGTATTTGTTTGAACTAAATAATTATCCATCTGATATGGCTTATATATTTATACCAACTGATAATTTAACATATGATGACCAATTATTTGTACAACAACTTGTATTTAAAGACGGTGAAGGTAATTTTGTAGATTATGGAACTCAGACAGAAGATATTGACGAAGAAGGAAATTCAATTATAATTGATAATGATTTTTATTTTCTTTATAATAAACATTGGGTGAAGAAAGATTTGTTAATTGTAAAATCTGGACAAACAATTACGCCGCCACCTACGCCACCTACGCCACCTACGCCACCTACGCCACCTACGCCACCTACGCCACCTACGCCAGTTATTCATAAGGTTAGTTTTGAAAAATCTTCTGATTTAGTCAAAAAACCTGTTACATTAACTGTAAAAATATCATTAGATGTAAATAGTACTCTTGGAAATGAATCTGTAACTATAATAAAAAAACCTACATCTACTGCAATTTTGGGAGTACACTACGTAGAATCAAATGTTATTCCTTATACAATAAATTGGGCAATTGGAGATAAAGATAAATTTATAACATTTGATGACATAATCGTTTTCGGACAATCAAAAGTTTTAGAATTACAAATTTCTAATTTAGTAAATGTTAACCCAGGAGCTATTTTAGATATGGATATATTAGTTGCTAGTTAAAATAAACATATTTATTTAAATGGAAAATTACTCAGATAATATACATAAATTTCAGATTCCAGTTGTAACATCTCCAACTCCAAACATGACAAATGGATATGGTTTTGTACATCAAAATGGAAACACTAGAACATTGGGTGTTTTTCCTCAGTTTGACTTTTATCTTCCAGTCTTTATTACAAAAACTGGAAATTTAATGGAATATGTAAATGTAGATAGTGATGATACTATATTTACAATGGAAAGACAAGAAATAAATCCATATTTTATAGAGTTTAAATTTTTTGATACTATTAAAAGAAATAAAATTAATAATGCATCTGAACTGACAACTACAATGATAACTTATATAAGGTCTGTAAGACCAGAAGTTTCAGTTTTATTTCCATCGGATTCTACACTTAAAAATTGGTTCGATAATCAAGGTAAATTTGATTTTGCTTGGAATAAAGGCGGAAGTGGAGAAACAACAATAGACTCATTAACTCTTATTGGATTCTCATCAGATACAACAAGTTTTATAAATGAAAATATAATTTCAAAAGCTAAGCGTTATAATATAGATATAAATAAATAACATGCAAACCTTTAAAATAGAATTAAATAATAGATATACAGCTATAACAGAAACAGTAACTGCAACAACAGAAAATATTGGGCTTGATAATGGCTATTATGTTTATAATGTAAGCAATGGCGGAGGCATGGTAGATTTTTCTAATGTAAGAGGATATTTAAATGACCAAAAAAACAAACAAATAACAAATGATTTTTTTGCTTATTTAACTGGAAATACAACAACAAGTCAGGCCTTGAATATTTTAGGTTCTGACGAAAAACTATCACGTGTTTTTAATGATTATTATCAAAGGATTGTTTTATCAGGAATACAATTTGCAAGTACAGTAGAAATACAAAAAAATCTAACAGGCTCAACTCAGATAATTGGCTATACTTATAATCACCTATGGAATGGATATTCATCAGACCAACAATTAACTGGAATACCAGAAAGTATAGATGAGTCAAATATGAATAGCTCTCAAAGTTTTCAGTTCACCCAAAATTTCTCGCAAAATATACCTTTATCAAATAATAGTGTTCAGAGTTTTAGTGTATGGCAAGAATTCACGAGAGAGCCAAGTTATTATATTCCAGTTTATATAGAACGTGGAACAAATCAGTTATCTAAGTATAGATATGATTTTTGTGATGCCACAATAAACAAAATGACAAGAAGTCTTTTTCCTCAATTTAGCGCAATTACTGATTCTTATAAATTTCCATTACCTGTCAGTTCAAGTACTAGATTACATACAATATTGGACTGTTTTGTTGATATTAATTTAGAAACTAATGAGAATATAGGTTTATAATATGGAATGGAAATATTATTTTTAATTATTTATTTAAAACACTTTAATTATGGCAGTAGGAATTTATGGAAATAAGAAATTGGCAGATGTTGACTTTAATGACGTTGATATTTTCTTTTCTTATTCTTCAGATAGAGAGACATTAGGAGATACTCAGTTTGTACCTTTATTCAACTCCATTACCACAAATGAATTTAGAAAAATGCTTGGGGCCGATGGCGGTTATAAACTAAGATTGCCAGCGTCAGCATTTAATAAATTAGGATTTTATCTTGTTTTAATTAAGCCAAAATCATTTGAAACAACTATCGTAGATTGTTCTTTTGTAGTTACAAATAATGACCAGGAAATACAAATATCTAAAAAAGGTATAGTTATACCAAAATTACAGTTCCAGAGCACTGGGTCATTAATAGGATATCAAATAGAGTATTTTGATGACAATGGAATTAAGATTAAAAATTTCCATAGAATTGTAACAAGTAGTGATTTAGTAAGTGTTAGTTCAAATAGTTCATCTTCAAATCCAAGCGCAATTTCATATGCTCTTGACCCTAATGGTACTCAATTGTTTTTAACTCTTACTCCAGATGAAGTAAGTTTAATAACCAATCAACAAAAGCCAGACCTTGGTAAGGCTGGTCAGAAAATAATTATTTCTAATACTTTTTTTGACCCAGTTATGATGGAAGTTGAAATGGTTGACCAAACAATAAAAACTTTAAGTTATGGTATATTCGGAAATGCTGTAAGAGACCTTTCGAATGGTGTATTCTCTATATTTGATGAAAACAATAACTTATATAAACAATATAATTTACTTACAACAAAGAGCACGTTTAATAATGCTAATTTGGATATTAAAGAAGAAAGGTCAAATATTAATTTGAATCAAAATTTCTTTAATGTAGCTCAAGGATTATAAAAAATAAAGACCTCAATTGAGGTCTTTTTAATTAAGATAATATCATCCAGTCGTATGAATTAGTTCCAGTAAATAAAATCATTCTATATAACGGAGAACCACTAAAAAACATTCTTCCAGGTACTGGAGATGGAGCTGATGTTTGAGGTTTTAAATCAATATATTCATCAATATATGCCTTTGACATATGTACTGTACTTGCAGCCGTTGCTGTAAATCCATTCATTCCAAGAATTACTGAATATGTAGCAGAGTCATCAATAGTGTTATTTCCACCTCCTAATATTGCAGAGTTTGATGCGGCTCCAAAAATAGAATTATTTATACCTCCTAAGATTGCAGAATAATCCGCACCAGCAATAGATGGAGCACCAACAGCATAACAGTGATTAAATGAACAAAGCCCATTTGCTTTAACTGCAGTAAACGCTACTAAACCAAATCCGCTTGAAAAAGATGAATCTCCAGATGCAACTGTATTTATACCAAATGCAACTGAACCAATTCCATTAGCAATGTTACCGTTTCCAGATACAAAAGATGAAATTCCATCAGCTAAATTATCATGCCCTCCAACAATAGAAGAATAAATTCCAGATGCCGTATTTCCAGTTCCGCTAGCAAGAGCATAATTTCCTGATGCAACATTTCCAGTTCCATTATTTGCAATAATTGAATCTATTCCTGTTGAACTTGTCCATCCACTAAATCCTGTACCACCAGAAGCATTAGCGTTTATTGTAAGAGTATCTCCAGTTATAAATGTTACATTACTACCTGCTGATAAACTCCTAAATTCTAAGTCAACTAAAGTTTTTTGTTTAAACAATCCAAAACCAGAACCAACATTTGAAGCTGTATTTGCTTCACCACTTCCTCCAATTGGGGCAAATATTGCATATAAATTTGTTGAACCTGATAAGATTGTTCCACCCGATAAAGTTGTTGCGCTTAAAGATGTGAATGTACCAGCGCCTGCTTGTACAGTTCCACCAATTGCTGTTCCTGAAAACGTCACATTATTAAACGAAGGAGATGGAACAACATTTATAATTGGACTTGTTGCAGAACCGCCAGTTAATATGTTTGTTCCTGGCTGAACTGTTGTTACAGAACCAGCGGCAGTTGCAAATATTGCATATAAGTTTGTTGAGCCACTTAATATTGTTCCACCACTTAATGTACTTGCAGATAAACCACCATTAAATATACTTGAACCCGATGCTGTGATTGAATTAAAACTAGGAGAAGCAACAGTGCTTACGATTGGAGATGTTGCAGAGCCACCAGTTAATATGTTTGTTCCTGGTTGAACTGTTGTTACAGAACCAGCAACAGCAAGATTTTGAATTATAAGAGAAAGAGGAGTGGCACCAGAATAATAAGTTCCTCCAGTTACATTTCCACTAGCTTCTGTATTAACAAAATAGGCTGTAGCGCTAAATGAATCATTTAATGCGACTCTACCTTGGTCGTAGGTATATGCTGTTGGTATTAATTCTCCAATCATTTCTTATCTTTTTAATATAAATATTGAATAAAAATTATGTATAATAACTTTCTGAGCCCAATTTACCCCAAGTATCAACATCATTACTCCAAAGTAGTCGTATTTTAAAGTTTTCAACCGTATCAGAAGTTACATTAACATATCGAACATCTGTTTCATAACCTCTATAGCTTGTTGTTAACATATAAATTCCAGATTCCAATCCAGTAAATACATAGGCTCCAGTTAAATCAGTTACAGTAAACGTATAAGCACTGTTTGGATATGTAAGTTGTATTGTAGCTCCAGTAACTGTACTTCCACTAACTGTACCGCTTAAAGTATATTCAGAAACAGCTGATTCATAATCAAGAGAAGGCGGAATTCCAAACCCAGCTACATCTGAAATGTGCGGACTATCAGATTCTGTTACAACATATGTCTTAACTGGTTCTGCTTGACTTGTTGCAAAATAATAGTCTGAGAATGTAACAACATTTCTTCTAACGTTAAATAAATCTATAAGCTCAACTGAATTTCCAACTCTCCAAAGAAATGATTTATTTGATTTCATTGGTAATTGAAAATTATAAGTTGTTTTTTCAGTTTCGCTTTCTTCAGTAGGCCCTTTTGTTTTGCTTCTTATTACTTGTGCGTTTTTTTCGCTTTTTTCTACTGGATAATTTATTACACTACTTCCAGTAAATCCAGTATTTGAAGTATCGTAATTTATTTGAACAATATAACTATCTGCTTTATCTCCATTAGACCATCTAAATTCTGGTGTAAATGTAGATAATTGACCTTGCATGATTGGATATTCCATAACTGGTTTATCTGGAACTATGAAATAAGTAAAAAAATTACCGATAACATTTATTCCAGCAAATGGCCCAAGACTGATTGTATGAAGATAGTTGTTTGTGGCCTCAATCTTTAATGTATTATTCCATTCTTGTTTGTCAACCCCAATAGATTCTGTCGTAGATGTAACTCCAGTTACAATAGTAGCTGATGTAAATGTAATAGGAACTCCAGGTGATGCTCCTGTTTCTCCACTTAAAAAAGTTGTAGCAGTTAAAATAACAGTTGTAGTTACTGCACTAGTTTCTCCAGTTATAATTGAATAAAAATTTGTATAGTCTTTATTTAGATTTATATTAAATACTATTTTTGTATTAACAAAATACTGACCTTTACTTGTAAAAAATTCATCTTTATAATTTCCTAATTTTTTAACATATTCATCTAAGACTAAATCATAAATGTCTCCTGTAACACCACTTGTAGATGCTGTAATAACAATTAAAGGATTTTCAAGATAACTCTGTATAGTTTTTTGGTCATTAGGTGTAAGTGATTGGCCAAAAAATTTATCTGGAACTGGTATTTCATTATTTCCAAACCCAACACTATTTGAGCTTATTAAATTATTAGCTTTAAATTGAGGTGATTGATTTGGGTCTAATTTTGTAGTATTGTTTGTATTGTTTATTATTTCTTGACTACTTGCAATTTGATTATCACTATATAATTTATAGACATCATAATTCAATTTATATATTTCATGAATGAAATATGAATCACCAGTTAAACTTTCTGTGTGAGCAGTAAATTTAAATCTTATTGGAGGGTTTGATAAATTTGTAAAAATAGTATATACATCTTGACCATAATAATCAAGAGTTCCTCCATAGGTATAATATCCTGGTTTGTAGAAAGAAAAAAATTCAGTTGCTACTGGTATTGAATCTGCCAGGTAATTATTATAAAAAACTTGAGAGACAGAATTACTCCCTCCAGCTGTTACAAATCTTATTTCTCTATCTATTGGCATATTATTAAGGCGATACTGATGCTGATGGTGATGAAATTGGCGGACCTACAGGCACTATAAGTGTTGTAGGAACTTCTATTGTAGCTTTAATCTCAAATCCTTCAACTGTTGATTTGAGAGTGGTGATAATTTTACCTACAACTGAATGTGGTGTTAACACAACTTTTAATTTGTTATTAACTTTAGCAGATATTACAGTAGTAGTAATAGCTGTATGTATATAATCATTAACAACGCTATTTATTGTTCTTGGCGTTAAAGCACCATCAATTTTTGGAATTCTATTTCTAAATTCAGAACCATCATTAACACCAGCTTTATATACAAATTTTTGTCTATTAAAAACTGTGTTTCTTATTGTCGTGCCTTGTCTATTTATAATAGTTGTGGCAGGAATAAGTTGTTCAGTATAAAAAGTAAAATCTCTCTCAATTAAATTTAAAAATCCATCTAATTTTTTAAATGTTAATCTATTAGATTTTGGATTGCTCCAATAATAATACATTAAATATATATTTCTTAATTGCGGATAAATATATACTGTATGAGGTCTTCCAATAATTTTTCTATCTCTAGGGTTTATTGAATTTGCATAAATAAAATTTATCCACTGAGAAAGTGTATATGCAGACATATTGTATGGCTTTATATTACCACAACCTTCAAGAAATTCAAAAGGTACAGTATTAGAACTAAATGGAGGATAATAGCTTCCCCAATTCCAACAAGTTCCACTTTGTTGAAAAAATGCAAATACATCACACTCAATAGCTGCTGCTGGGTCTAGTGTTATATTTAATTCTTTCGTATTAATTGTATCTTCAGAACCAAAAACAGCTGGATTACCAACCCAAGTTTTTATATTATCATTTTCTTTTAAGGGGTCAAATTCGGGCTCCCATTGAGAAATGTATTTTTCTCCAGTCCCTCTTCCTTTTCCGCCTTCTTGGAAAGCGTACTGACTCTCGCTATATTGAATATAACCATTGTCATTAACTTTAGGAGAATTTGTTAAAGCTGAATTAGAAGCGTTTTTTCCAATTTGGCTTATTTTGTATGTAAATTCATCTATGTTTAGTAAACAATCTGGAGCACCTATTAATTTAAATATAAATTGTAATGCATCTCTTGTTCCTTTTTTCTTGTAAAGCCAATTAATATTAATTAAAATTCTTCTCCATATTTCTAAGCTAAATTTAGAATATGAATTACCTTGACCATCAGCATCACCTGCAAGATATTCAAACAAATCTACCTCATTAAAAGATTCTGACAATTGCCATCCAAGTAAGGTTGATAATTTTCCCATGAATTTTTGAGGTACAGTTTCTTCTCCACTGTATTCTACACTGTGAGCATAGGCTATACCATCAATGAATTGTTTTATTTCATCAAACTCATGAGCATAAGCCTGAACTGTATTTTTATAAATATGCCCACTTGAATCCATGTCAGTAAAATTCTCTGGAATCATAGTCTTTAACATGATATTTGTTTTAGAATCATCAATATCAGATGCGGCTTTTAATATATTATTTTTATAGGTTGTAAAACTATTTCCAAAAGAATCTGGAGAAAACCCATCAATTGTTTTTGGCCATACAAATGTTTGCTCTGTCTCTGTTCTATCATCTTCTACATTCGGCACCATCAATTTTTGACCATAAAGTAAATTGTTTTCCAACTTACTTATATTCATATCATACTCTCCTAATCTCTGACTAGTAGGTCTTATATATAGTGGTAATGTAGATGTAGGACCTGAAATATACTCAAGGTGACCATTTATTTTAAATTCTAAATACGAATTTGTACCAGCCGAAAAATTATAAGATAGTATATCAATAACTTGTGTAGTTGCTGTTGCAGTTTGAGCGCTCATCTGTATCGCAAAACTAGTGAAGCTATCAACTAAACTATAAACACCATCAATACTAGAACCTGAATTTATAATGATATTACCTTGGTTTATTAATGTTGAATATGGTATTTTAAATGTGGCTGTTTTTTTACCAGTTATATTATTGAAATTAGTTACATAGTCATATATTGTATTTGTAACACCATTACCATAAGACAGAATCGCATATGGAAAATTTTCTATAATATCATTTATTGCATAGATAACTTCTGTATAAAAAGAACTAAAATAAGAATAGCTAAATGGGCTATTTGCTGGGGATGTCAGTTCACTATAATTAACGGAATAAGATTGTGGTGGAGTAAAGTTATCTGTTCCAAGGCTATCTTTTGTTGAAAATGAATCAAAACTAAGACTCTGAGTTTGAGAAGTAAGTGTTTGTGTGGAGGTGTCTTTATAAATCTTAAAATCCCCAAACGTGAAAATAGAATCAGAATTGGTGTTAAAAAGACGTTTGTCTTCACCAGGTCTGAAAAAAAGCGATAAAGTATTCGCTGAATTAACTGTAGGTATGTTATTTGCCACTCTAAATCTATTTTACATAAATATTACCAAAAAAGAATTCGAATATAAATCAAATGACATTAAAGTTTTGATAAACTATTTAGATTTCAACCGTTTTCAATTATTTTTTTTATACCATATTTATAGATAAAATTAGAAATGAGCTATTTACCACAAGAACCGATAACTTTTATCAATATAAAACTTACTGATGATGGCAGAAAAAAGCTTTCTTTAGGTCAGCTTAATTTCTCAAAATCTATATTATCAGATAGAGAAATAGATTATGGAATAGACAATACTAATGTTTACAATATATCATGTTGTGATAGGATTTTAAGCCCAAAAGACGCTCAGCCTATTTTACCTCTTTTTAATTTTGATGGGTCTGCTCCAGTACCATTTAGTAGTGTTGGTTCATCTAAGCAAATTGTATCAGCTTGTACAAGTTCTACTGGTTTTTTTACTGGGTCATCCTCAAATTGGGGAGTGGATTTAACTCAATCATTTGGGTACTCTAAAATTTCTTATTCAGCATCAACTCCAGCAGGAGGAACTTCAATACAAATGACTGGAGGAACTTATTTTCCAAAGACTGGAGATTTAATGTTTGTTCAATGGCCATCAATTCAAAATAGCGGAGTAACATTAACAACTGAAGGTTATACAGCCTTAACTGCTCATCATATTTTATCAGCAAATCCAAATGTAGCTTTATGGTACAGAGTTTTAACTGCTAGTACTGGAACTTCTACTGTTTATGTAGATAGAAACTTGCCAAATTTTGGAGCTACAATAGCCACGTCTTCTCAGTTTTCAAATGCCTATTTCTATCCTTACAACGGAATTCAAACATATTATGGCTCTGCTACAACTGTTCAAACTAAAGTTTGGAATATGAATATTGTTCATACAAGTTCGGTTATAGGTACAGACATGTCAATGAGTGGTTATACAAGTTACGGTTCAATACAATATAATGGAACAAAACAATATTTAGGATTTTCAGCAGAAACAAGAGACATAGGTATTATACACTATAGCAATAATTTTAGCGGAAATACATATGCCGAACAGCTAGTAGAAGGAACTGTTGTAATTGATATTCCTTACATTATGTGGCATAATACTGCTGCAAATGCAGGTGAGGGTATGTTGTGGGGCTTAACGCTTACTGATGCAGCTGGACCAACTGTTTTTGATAATTTAGCAGGAACAACATATAGACAATTAAGAGATAGTACTTCCTCAAACGGATTAATTGTCGGTAGAGTATATCACAAGCTTAAAATAATAGTTATTACTGATATTGAATTACTTACAGCATTAACTTATAAAACTAATAGAAACTTTACTCTTCCAGCATTAAAATTAGATAGTACATTATCACCTAAATACCCACTATCAACTACTAATGCTACTGGTATACTTCAGACTGGATATTCTTATTATGTAACTTATTTAGTAGAAAGTGACCCACAATATATGTCAGGTCATAGCTTTGGATATCCACAACCAATTAACTGTAATTACATCTCTAAAATTGATGGCGTTAGCGACATTAATGGTGACCCTCAATACTTAAAAGCAGAATTTGCTAGTAATGGCTTTCCTTTTTTAAGAAATGGTAGTACAATGGATGCAAATTCTGCATTCTCTGGAACTGGCTGGAATGCAAATAAAGTACAGTTAATGGTTAATAAAATTAACACAACAACTTATCCAAATATGCAAATTGATGATTTGCCTACTGATAATTGGAGATTGATTTCAAGCGAGCCAAGTGGTAATGGTATATATAGTGGAGGAAGTGGTTCTGTTGATGCATCTAGTTTACTGACATCTACTTATGTTATTTCTCAAGAAGATTATAATTCAGGTTCTACATTTGTTTTAAATGGTAAATATTCTGCTTTCACAATGAATTCAGATGTTACATTAAGTGGATTAACGTTTGGTAATGAATCATTCTTTTATGGTAATATACAGACTTGTATTATGGCAACTGCATTTAAAACCGTATTGACGGTTCTTGCGCCAGATAATCAGTTTAATTCAACTTTAAATCCATCATTTAATCCTACATATAATACTGATACTTATATTACAGAAATTGGTATATTAGATAGTAATAATATTTTGGTTGGAGTTGGAAAGCCTACATATCCTATAGTTAAAAACGTGAACAGATATTTAGCATTTCAATTAGAAATTGATTTTTAAAAAAAATAAATTATAATATTTATAAAAAAGTTACAAAATGGGAAAAATAGCATCGGCAGACACAGTATATGCCACAGCATACTTAACAGAAAAAGGCAGAACTTATTTATTTAATAAGGGAAATGTGCGTTTTGATTCAAGTGGCAATGATTTGTTTGAAGTTAAAAAATTTGCATTGGGTGACCCAGATACAAATTATAAAATATCTGACCTTACTGTAAATTTACTAAAATCTGGTGATGTTCCTGATATTACAGGTAAATCTGAAGGTTGTTTAAAAGCCACTACTGATTATGCGCAAACTACTATTTCTTATTTTATGGTTGATGCATTAGCATTTGCTAATCCATTGTATAATACTAATATTATAAATAATGTACTTACAATAGCTACTGATACTGCATTTCCAGTAAATACAGATACGCCACCAACTACTTAATTAAAATATTTATAAACAACTAAAAAAAATTAACATGGCAGAAACATTTTCATTTTCTACACAACAGACAACAGCATCAAATACGCCTGTACAAACAGCTCCAACGACAACTCCAACAGCTCCAGCAATAACAACAACTCCAGCAATAACAACAACAACAACAACAACGGCAACAACAGGACCGATTGGGCCTTTGGTATATGCAGATTATTCAATTTCTAATCAGTTACCTCAAAATATAACGTTTAAAAACTCTATAGCCCTTTCAACAGTCGACCAAAACAATAATAATGCACCAATAACTGAAGGGTATACTGTATCTGGACCAACTTCTCCAGGTGTATCTCCTTTAATTATTTCAAGTGGAGCTAAAGTTGTTATTCCTCTTACTACATCATCTGCTAATGGTGCCCCATTTTTAAAAATACACTTCCCAACTAGTCCAGCTGGCAATATGTTATACGTAACTTATTGTGTAGCTAATAGTAAAATGGTAGATGGTTATTATGATTATCTTACAGGCGTTCCAACGGCTTATTTTAATGCATTAAGAGCTTGGATTAATACAAACCCATCAACTGGCCAGCCTTATGTGAATAATGTACAAACAGTTAGAACTAGGTCATTAAAATTTGTTGGTTACGGAAGCTCAACAAACAAACCAGCTAATGCTGTTACTTTTTATGTAAATTATCAAGGTACATTTAGTCCAGCAGTTAATTTTGTTGCAACACAAACAACAGTAACTGTACAAAAAGCTGTTTAAAAATAACTCAATCAAAATATTGCAACTAAAATATAATTTAATTAAAAAAATATGGCAACTCAAATATATAAACCAGTAACTAGTACAATATCTACAAGACAGGAGACTTCGGCTCTTAAAACTAGTAATAGCACTAGCTTTCCTTTAAGCGCATTATCATATTCTCTTTGTGATAGAACTAACTTATCAGATAAAAATACAAATTATTTTGTTTCTTTTAATTTGCCTGTAGCAGCCTCGTCTTTACCGAGCGGCTCAACCTTAGTTCAATCTTCTCCAGAGTTATTTCAAATAAATGTGGATAATGTTGTAATTGTTCCAATACCAAGAGAAGCTTATAGCGAAATGATTGATGGTAGGAGTATCACATTTAAAGTACCGCAAGTGGATGGTATAACCATGAGTTCAAAAACAGTTGTTTCTAGTACTTATACATCATTACAAAAAAGAGAAAATAATGTATTTCTTGGAAATAATATTGCTTTTTTATTTTGTGATGAAATAAATCTTCCATATACAGGTAAGACAAATGGTGGTTTATCTCACAGTTCAGTAACCACATGGAATACTACTAATTTTAGTTCTAGACCTGCCGCTATACCTTATTCTATTTTAACACCATCAATTGATATTAATACTGACCAAAGACCTCTTTCTGCAGTAAGTTATGCAGTGCCAGTTACTCCATCATTTCCAACAAACACAAATCAAGGTTATAATTATGATATTCCAGTAGGATTTGCTTGTTTAGATAAAGGGTTTATGATTTTAACTCACCCTAAGCTTGTTAATAATATACCATGGACCCAAGGTTATCAACAAATTACAAACACAGCAAATACAGGCGCTGGTTCTGGTACAACTAATATTTGGTTTTCAGGTGCCACAGCAGCTGCAAACTCTCAGATAACATTTACAGATATTAATATAAATTATTTAACTTCAGTAGTATGTATCGCTTTGCCAACTGAATTTTTCTTTACAAACAACCCAAGTTGGGATTTAAATAAAAATGCGCAAGAATTTAAAAATAACACAAATAATTATGACCCACTTTATATGACTGAAGTTGGACTTTATAATGTTAAAAATGAATTGATTGCTATTGCTAAATTAAGCGAACCAGTAGAAAAAAACTATACTAATTTAATCACATTCAACTTAGATATTCAAGTTTAATAGAGTTGATTATTAAATAATTATTTTTATTGAAAACCTTGATATTTGTCAAGGTTTTTTTTATTATTATAAAAAGAGAAAATTATGATTTTAGCATTAGACATTTCTACTTCATGTATCGGATATGCCATATTTAATGAAGACGGAAAATTAATAGAACTTAACTGTGTTAAATTTGCAGATAAAATAACTATTTTTGAAAAATTAGAAGAATTCAAAAGAGTTACTGAATATTTAAAAAAATTCCCAATAACATTTATCGCTATTGAAGAGCCTCTTAAGAAATTTATGGGCAAATTCTCCTCAGCAACAACCATAGCTTTATTAAACTTTTTTAATGGAATGATTAGCTCTTATCTATATTTAGAATTTGGTATGGAACCGATTTATTTTAATGTTAATAACGCAAGAAGTCTTGCTTTTGGAAAGAGAACAAAAGGAGGCACTTCTGGCGAAAGTGAAGATAAGCCAGAAAAGGGCGGTAATTCCATCAAACATGATATCTGGAAAAAAGTAATGGAATTGGAGCCTCTAATTAACTGGAAATACGGCCCAAGGTCAATGAAATTGCTGGATGAGAACTATGACATGGCTGATGCGTACACCATTGGAATTGCAATGTTAATTACAATTGAAAGACAAAAAGGAGCTCTTAATCAAGATTCTTCTTCCAAATAAATCCGTTACATTTTTCTACTTTATTAGTTAAACATTTATATAAAGTAGTTCTATCTGAATTTGTTTTTTCTATAGCCTCTGCAACAGAAGCAAATTTTTTTATAAAAATATTATCTAAACTAAATTGATATACTGGTTTTGATTTTGTTTTACTAATTTTATTTTTTGTTTTTTGGTCTCTATTTTTTCCTAACCAAAATTTAGAACTATTATCACTAACTTTTTTTCTTGTTTCTTCGGAATGTTTAAACCCTTTTGCAAATTGATTTCCTTTTAGAGATTGTGATACCTTTTTTCTGTTTTTCTTTTTAAACATAGGGTTATTTTTTTTCATAAATTCAGAAGATTGCCCTTTTCCGCCCTCATCTGTATTTTTTAGCTCAAATCCCCATGTTTTAAATTGTGATATCCAATATTGCTCCCAAAATTCCCATTCTGATTCTAATACTAAATCTAATTCCTCTATTTTTGGCTTTAAACCATTTTTCTTAAGACTTTTTAGCCATGTATTTTTTTTTGTATTAGATTTATTACATTCTGAAATATGCGCACTTAGGCGCTTTTGTAACAGCTGTTTTGTTTTTCCAATATATTTTATTTGACCAGTAATCGGCTCTATTAAACCGTAAATTTTTACATTCATAAGATATTAATTTTGTTATAAATATGTCAAAATTTTCTTTTTCTGTCTGATTGTTATGTAGTAGGTTTATAATATTATATTTTTATTGTAATTTTCGCTTTTTTTAGTTATATTTGCAACTATGTTAAATAGTCAGGACGATTACATAATTGTTAATATAATTGAAGGGTTTTTGGGCGACCCAAGATTCAGCAAAGATTCAGACACCAGGATTCAATGGGAATTTAATTGTCCATCTCCAACTTGTCGTCATGATAGTGGTAAATTTAACTTAGCCTACAAATCAAATGATAAAGTTTTTAAGTGCTGGAAATGTAAATATAGTGGATATGTTCATAAACTTGTTGGAGAATATGGTTCTAAAGATGACATAAAGCGTTTAAATCTTATACTACCAAAATATAATAATAACACTTTTAATGTTTTTAGGAAGCCTAAATTAGATTACGACTTAATTATATGTGACTTACCAGATGGTTACTTGCCACTTAGTCAGTTGAGAAAAAGTAGACTGTATGATTTAGCCTGGGACTATGCGGTTAATCAAAGAAAAATATCTCCAGCCCAAATAGATAAATATAAAATTGGTTATACTGAAAGTGGTACAAGAAAATTTAGAATTATTTTACCCTCTCTTAATTCTCACGGTAAGTTAAATTATTATGAAGCCAGGGCTTATTTGAAAGATGCAAAGAGAACATATATGAAACCAGATTCTCCAGATAAAAATGATATCATATACAATGAATATTATATAAATTGGGATTTACCAATATATTTAGTTGAAGGGGTTTTTGATGCAATCAGAATACCGAACTCAATACCAATGCTTGGAAAAAGCCCATCTGAATTATTGATAAATAAATTACTAAAAAACAACTCAACAGTAATTATTTGTCTTGACCCAGATGCTTTTAAAGATGGTATGGGAATTTATAAACAACTTTCTTCTTTAGGTTTAAATGTTTTTTTTGTAGATTTAAAAGGTCGAAGAGATATTTCTAAAATATATGAAGAAGGTGGCCAAGAAGAATTAAATAAATTTTTAAAAACGGCCAAAAAAATTGATGAATTATTTGAAATAAATAAAATATTAAACGAATAATATGAAGATAGCACATATTGCAGACATACAGGTAAGATTTGGTTCGAGACATGCTGAGTACAGGTCTGTATTTGAAAGATTGTATTCCGATTTAAATAAAGTTAAGCCAGACAGAATTGTTGTTGATGGAGATATTAGTCACCATAAAATAAATATCTCACCTGGTTCATTTGACCTAATTTCAGAATTCCTTGTTAATTTATCTAGAATAGCACCTACGGACGTTATTCTCGGTAATCATGATATGAACCTTCAGCAGATGGAACAAGGTGACGCAATCAGTCCGATATTAAATCTTGCCAATCTCATCCAAGATGAAAATAAAAAAGTAGCCTATATCGTAACAAACGAAAATAAAGACTCAATAAATTTTAAAAAGAATGCCATTTATTATTATCCAGATAGTGGATTTTATAAACTTGCTGACGATTTGGTTTATGGAGTGTATTCCATGAAAGATAATCAAATTTTATCTTTAGATAAAAAAGAGCCAGGCGTAAATTACGTTGCTCTTTTCCATGGTCAAGTATTTGGTGCCAGAGGAGATAATGGTCATACTTTAAATTCAGATAATCTTATAAAAATAAGCACATTTGACAATTTTGATATTGTCATGATGGGTGACATACACGAATATCAAACCTTCCGTGAGGATGAAAGTATGGCTTATTGTGGGTCTTTGATTCAGCAAAATTTTGGAGAAGCAATAGATAAGGGTTATTTACTTTGGGATGTAGAAAAAAGAACACACGAAAGAAAATATATACCAAATGATTTTGGTTTTGCAAAAATAACAATTGCTAAAGGCGAACAGTTTGAAGACCGAATAGAACATATTAAATTCAGCAGCAATAAAAAGAAAACAAAGGTTTATGTAATTTGGGAAGATTATGAAGAGAATTTTTCTCAGGAAAGAGAAAATCAAATTATAAAACTTGTAAAAGACAAGCATGGTTGCGAGATAGTAAAGGTTCAATTTGAAACTATAGTAAAAGATATCATTATTGATGAAAACGAAGCTGATGAGACTTATAAGCAAAGTGAAGAATATCTTAAAGAATTTATTAACAATGGCAATTTTGATTGTTCTAAAGACGAGGTAACAGAAATAATAAAACTTCACAGAGAAACCAATGAGCAATTAGAACTTACAGAAGAAGAAAAAATAAGCTCTGAATGGAAATTAAACAAAGTAGAAATAAGCAATATATTTTCATTCCCAGTTAAACCTGCAATAATTAATTTTGACGAACTACAAGGTATTACTGGAGTGTTTGGAAAGAACTATAATGGTAAGTCTAATTTCATAAAAGCTTTTGTATGGGGTTTATATAAAGAGATTCTCGGCGGCGGCAACCCAAGTTTCATTACAAATATTTACACAGACTCAAATAAAGGTTATGTAAAAATATGGATTACTATTGACGGTAAAAAATATTATATAGAAAGGTCTGTAAGAACTACTGTAAAAAAAGATGGAACATCATCAAATTCATATTCTATATTTTATAAAACTCTAGAGTTTGAATATGACGAAGAAGGTAATTTAGATAATGAAAAGTGGGAGAATGAAAAATCAGATGAGAAAACTGCAGAAAAAAACGAAGTTAGTAAATTAGTTGAAAATGCTGTAGGAACTTTTGATGATTTTACAAAAACATCCCTACAAACACAAGGGGGAAAGGATGATTATTTAAATATGTCCCAACAGCCAAAAAACGCCTTGGTAAGTAAGTATCTAGGTCTTGAGTCATATAAACTTAGATATGAATTTAGAAAAGATTTTTTCAATGATATTAAAAAGAAACAAAAAGAACTTGGAGAAAGACCTAAAATAGAAGAAGAAATAAAAAGATTAGAATTAGATAAAACTCTTAAAAAACAAGAGTACGACAATACTGTATTTGAAAAAAATGAAGCTAATGATAAAAGAGAAAAGTCGGATAAAGAAATTTTAGAACTTACAAAAAAACTTGAAAGACTTGAACCTGTTACTATTAATGATAAGTCTAAAATTAATGGATTAATAACTCAGCACAGTTCTGATATTGAAACTAAAACAAAAGAATCTAAAACCTTATCTGACTGGCTTTCTACTAATTTTAAAAAAGAGCTTCCGTTTGATGAGAATACAACAGTAGAACAATTAGAGGAAAATTTAAAAAAAGAAAGAGATGCTCTAGTAAAAGATAAAGAAGAATATCTTGCTATTGAAAAGTGGATTAATGAAAATCCTATTAAAAAAGAGATTTCTACTGAAGGGTTTGAGGATGATATTGATAAAATAAAAGAAAGTATTATACAATTGGATGGACAACTTCTGACATTTAAAGGCAAAAAATGCCCTACATGTGGAACCATTCACGCAAAAGCAAATCCGCATAAGGAAGAAGAGTGTATTGAGGAAATAAAGCAAAAGAAAGAACTATTAAAACATAAACAAGATAAGATAAAAGAAAGTAATGATATTAAAAATCATAATACAGCTTTTCAAAATAAAATTAGTAAAAAAGATATTTTAAAACAAACTCTATTAAATAGAAAAGAGAAAATGGATTCTATTAAAGCAAAGATAGAGCTATTTAATAAATCAAAAGATATTATAGACCACAATCAACAAGTTGAAACAAAAACTATAAACCTAACAAAAGCCAAAGAGCGAATTGATTTTTTGAAAAACGAGATTGTAAAATTAAACGAAGACCTTATAAAAATTAAAAATAATGAATCTAAGATAAAAAACAATGGTGTAATAAAAGTACAAATTGATGAATTTACCGAAGAATCAAAAGTGCATAAATTGGTTGTATTTAATTTAGATAAGCAAACAAATATTTTATTCGGAGAGTTAAAGGTTATTGAGAATAACATAAAAGTTCAAGACCAAAAATTAATTGACATCAAAGAGTATGAAAAATTATACAAAAAATATTCTGTATATCTTCAGGCCATGCATAGAGATGGAATTCCTGCTTTGATTATTAGAAAAAAACTACCTCTAATAAACCACAGGATAAATACAATCTTGCAGCAAGCTGTTGATTTTAAGATAGATTTTGATATCCTGGCTAATGGTGACCTTGTGGAAACTTTCTATTTTAACAATGATAAGTCTGACTCTCTTCCTTTGTCATTTGCCTCTGGAGCTCAGAAGTTCGTATCATCAATAGCAATAAAAGATGCTCTACATTATATTAGCAGCCTTACAAAACCATCTCTTTGTATTATAGATGAAGGCTTCGGCACTCTGGATGATGAGCTTACATTTGAAATAATTAATATCTTAAACTATTTAAAAAATAAGCATAAGAATGTTATTGTGATATCACACAGAAATGAGATTAAAGATTTTGCTGACAATGTGATTGAGGTTATGAAAGTTCAACAAGGACTTACTCAGGAGGTAATAGATAATAATCCTAAGGCTGGAGTAACAAAGTTAAATATACGTTAAAATGGAAAATATAGAAAAAAAAACAACTGAGGCTCTTTTAATTGAATTAGAAAATAAACTACACACTAGCGGGAGTTATAGTGTACGTTATCATCCTGATTCTATTATGGATTATGAAAAGATATGTAATCATGATGACGGTTATTTATGCGAACATAGAAGACAGTGGATAATTGATTTTATAAAAACAAACTTTATTTAAATGGACTTATCATCGCCAGACCAAAATAAAAAGAAAAGAGGCAGACCACCAAATAAGGAAGTTGCTGCTGCAGCTATGGACTTAATTAAACAAACTGAACAAAAAACAGATGATGAAACTCTAAAAAAAGAGGCAGAAGAAGCCGAAATAGAAAGCTTCAATTTAAAAATGAAGGCAGAGGCAGAAAGAGTTAAGTTAGCCCAAGAACAAATCAAAAGAAAATTAAGAGAAAACTTAAAGAAAAAAGAATTAGAAGATATCAAAAAAAACACCCTAAAATATCTTGAGTCTGGTAGTAAAATAAAGTGGAAAGCAATTGGGGCTGGAGATACCCTTGAAGGATATTATAAAAATAAGTTAGTTTTTGAAATTAAAAAAGGCCTAGCTGTATTTAATTTATACATTAAAGATAAGGAGATAATTAAAGAGCAAAAAATAAGGTCCTCTTATATGTCTTGTTCCATGAATCTTTATAAGCTAAAAAATAAATCAGAAGATTTTATAAAAAAGATTCAAGAACTAAAAGATAAATCAAAAAAGATTATTTAACTTATCAATCTTTTGTTGTAATTTTGCAACATCCTCTTTTCCTTTTGTGCTCACTGGAGTTTTTGGAACAACTGGTTTAGTTGTCGGTTTAACTACTGGCTTAACTGCTGGCTTAGTTGTTGGTTTTTTAGCTACAGGTTCTGCCATAGCTTTGTCCTTAGTAACGTTAAGTTGTTTTTGGTACTCTTTAGCCTTATCTGGATTAAAGCTCGCTATAACACTTGTCATTGCCGAATCATTAGGATTATATCCAGGTAGGGCAACCGTATCAAATAATCTACCAGTAAAAAACATTGATTTAATGTTTGAAGCCTTGAAAAGTCTCCACTCATTTTTTGCTTCAGCACTACCTTTTCTTTGTCCTTTATTAAGCCTAGCGGCCTCAATAGCTTTCTTTTCTGATTGGCCCTCAACATGAATACCTCTTATTACAAGTTGACCCTTCTTGTCATATCCCATTGCTACAGGCTGGACAATTCTCATTTTCCAAACTGGCATTTTATATTTTGTGTTATCACTTTGAAATACCATACCAATTTCCATACCACCTTCAATGGCCTGTTTCATGATATTTGTATCGAATTTTACTCTTTTTCCGCTATTTGAATATAAATCTTCAGCCTCTTTTAGAATATTGGCTTTATTACTAGATTTTAAGCCAGCAAGTTCTTGTAATCTATTGATATATGATTCTGACAATAACATTGTTAGTATAAATATTTGCTAAAAAGCTTATTTTGTCGATTTTTTTTTATATTTTTAAAGTAAATTATGGAAACTCCTACAAACAAATCAGAAGAATACCAGTCAATGCAACTTGCAAATGCTAATAAATTACATATTAGCTTTAGCGAATTCTCATTGTTTAATCAATGTGGCCATAGACATTTATTAGAAAAAAAGCTCGGAATACTTAAGCAACCACCCTCTATTCACTTGTATTTTGGTAATGCAATACATGCCTCAATTGAAACAACTTTAAAAGAACATCTAAATATAGAAAAGAGAGTTGAATTTTTCAGGTCCACATTCACAAAAGATATGATGGATAATATGAAAGATACTTCTGATTTTAAAAATAATTTTTATGACTTTCTTGACCAAGGTGAGCACATTTTAAGAATACTTGATTTTGAAAAGATACTTAGAGATTATGAAATTGTGGCTATAGAAGAGGCTTTATATGAAAACGTTCATCTAAATTATTTCTTTAAAGGATTTATTGACTTGGTTGTTCGACACAAGGTTACAAAGAAGTATAAAATAATTGACTGGAAAACATCTGGAACCGATTGGGTCGTTTCAAAAAAGCTAAAAGAAGAAATTTTCCTTGCTCAAATGCGATTCTATAAATTCTTCTGGGGAAGAAAAAACGATGTATCAATGGACCAGATTGAATGTGGATATGTCGTGTTGAATAGATTAAGAGATAAAAAGGACGCAAAATCATATCCAGGCAGATTACAGGAAGTTGATGTTGATTCTACACCAGAAGAGATTAGAGGTTCCTTAGAAAAGTTAGCCGAAACAATCAAAATGATTCATATAGATAAGCACTTTCCAAAGGTGAAACAAATATCTGGAGTTGGAGGGTGTATATTTTGCCCTCTTAAAGGAGGTAAGCACCCACTCTGTGATTCCAGCGATAAACAATACAAAAAAATTCTAAAAGAATATAAAAACACACAATAATTTACATCAAAACCAAGGTCAAAAGCCTTGGTTTTTTGTTTTAATATGCTTATATTTTATAAAAAGAAAATTATGGCATATTATAACAAACAACAAATATCGGAGTTTATTAATTCTTCATGCGAAGAAATTAAAAAAGAAAAACACACTCCAATCACTGACCCACAAAAAGCTATTGATGAACTTACAAATGAGCAAGATTTGGTTGGATTTTTTTGGCTTGAACTTTCTTCTAATGGAGAAAATGGGGTTGGAATAAAAATGGAAGGAAAGCTTTTTGTTAGATTAAACTCAGAAGTCTATACAGATGATAGATTTGCTGTTGATTCATATCATGCCGCAAAAGAAGGAATTTCAGTGACAGATATTATAAAAAAGAGAGAGAAAGAAAAACAGGAAGCTAAAAAAGAAATGAGCCCCGATGTTTTAGAGACTTTAAAAAATTACCTAGCAGATAATGCAGGAGATATAACTGGAAAATAATATTTTATTATGGAATTAAAAGAACTTAATGAATTAAAAAAATGCAATGAACTAGACTTGCTTCATAAGCTTATTGAAAAAGCTGAAGGAATTAAGAAAAGAACTGAGCAAATTTTAAAAGGAAATAAATCTGCTGGAGTTGATGTTAGAAAAGCTATGCAAGATATAAGAATGCTTTCAGAAATCATAAGAGACAAGGTTCAAAGAGGCAAGCTTAAACGAGGGGCAATAGAAGAATCAAAACTATACAAAGCAATAGATGCTGAGAAAAAAAGATTGTTGCGTGAAGAGGTTAGAATTAAAGAATTAGAAGAAAAAAGAATCGCTCAACGATAACTAAAATGGCTAAGAAAAAAGAAAGAGAGTCAAAGCAATTTTCAGTAAACATCAGAAAATTAAGAACAAACTACGAGTTGAGGTTTGATTATAATAAGATGCTGACTGAATATATAAAAACTATTCCTAAAGAACATAGAGGCATTAGGGTAGATAGTATTATAAATGCAGATGGCGTTAAAAAAGATGACTGGGTGCGTATCATAAGAGATGTTGCTATGGGCCAAATGATTTCTTTTTTTCTTGATAATGGTATTGCATTTTCATTTGAAAACGTTCCAGAAGAAGATATAAATAAATTAAGAGCCGAATATTTAGAAAGACAAAAAAGATTAATACAAGTTCTAAAACTAAAAGCTGATAATTTAGCTATTGATGATAAGCCTCTTAGTTTTATGAAAATTCAGCCACACCCTTATCAGAAACAGGCTGTAAGTTTCTTTGAAATTAATAATGGTATTTCTATACTTGGTGACCAACCAGGAGTTGGTAAAACATGTCCAGCTTTTACGTATGCCGCAAAACATAAATTTAAAACTCTTATCATATGCCCATCATCTTTAAAGTTAAGCTGGAGAAATGAAATATTAAGATTTACAAACGAAAAGCCATTTGTATTTAAATTAAAACCAAGAAAGAAAAGTAATATAATTGCTCATAAAAAAGAAGAATCTCTTTTTCATATTGTAAATTATGAATCTTTAGAAACGTATCTTAAAATTGAATATAAGCACGTTTGTAAAGGACAAAAACTTATTCCAGGAAAAGGAATGCAAACTTGCAATACAGAAATAGTTGACCTTAATAAAAAGCACAAAGAGTGTCCTATTTGTAAAAACCAAAATTCTTTTAAATCTAAAATAGTTGGATACAAAGGATTTACTGATGATTTTGACCAATTCATCGACCCTGCAGAATATGACCTTCTTGTCATTGATGAGTTTCATAGAATAAAAGAAAAAAAGACCAGTTGGACACAAATCATTAGAGAGGCATTTAGAGATGTTATTCCAAGAAAAATTTTATTATCTGGAACTGCAATTAAAAGTAGACCTGCTGAATTTTTTATGGGCCTCAATTTTCTAGACCCTAAAACATGGAATAATCAACACGAGTTCGGCGTTAGATATTGCGCAGGATTTCAAGATACATTTGGATGGAAATATGACGGAGCTTCAAATCTAGAAGAGCTTTATGAAAGAATGTCTCCAATATTTTTAAGAAGATTAAAGAAAGATGTGCTTAAACATTTGCCACCAAAAACATATACAAATATCCCTATAGAATTAACTCCAGTCGAATATAAAGAATATAACGCCCTTTTAGAGGATTGTATAAAAATAGTAGATGGTAAAGAAGTTAAAGAAGGATATTTAGAAAAAGTTTTAAAATTAAAATTATTCTTAGCTAAGTGTAAACTTAAACAAACAATAGAGTTCATACAAGAAATTGTTGATTCTGGCGAGAAGGTAGTTATCATGTCAGATTTCCAGGAGATAGCCGAAGCCATCCATGAACATTTTAAAGATGTTTGTGTTTTACATACTGGCTCTATGAATGACCTAAACAAACAAGAGTCTGTTGATAGGTTCCAAAATGATAAAAAAATAAAAATTTTCTCTGGAATGATTATCGCCTCTGGAGTTGGAATTACATTAACTGCCGCTAGCAAACTTATGTTTATGGGATTTGCATGGACATCTGGAGATATGCAACAATGCGAAGATAGAATACATAGAGCCTCAACAACTCATGATAATATTCAGATTATAACCCCCTATTGTATAGATACAATAGATGAAGATATTATGCAAATGCTAGAAGAAAAAGAAAAAATAGTAAATAAGGCATTAGATAATACGACTAGTTTAGGTAAAAATATACAAACAAAAGATATTGGAATATTAAAATCTTTAATTAATAAGATAGCCAATCAATAACTTTTCTATAT